TACAAAAGTTCTCGCAATTACAGGAAGCTTCTGGTAAACTACACAGAATGGGTTACTATAAAAAGTGGCCTAAAGAATACTACAATGAGGTAGTAAAATCGAGAGAAAATAAATACAATAAACTGTTCGGAGGTTCCTATGGCAGTAAAAAAGAAATCTAAAGTTAAGAAGCGTATGGGCGGAGGTTCAATGATGAACCAAAGAGGTATGGTTAAGAAAAAAGCTGGTGGTAGTACCATGGTTAAGAAAAAAGCTGGCGGTGGTAACATGGTCAAGAAAAAAGCTGGCGGTGGTAACATGGTCAAGAAAAAAGCTAATGGCGGAAAAATGATCAAAAAAAGAGCTGGTGGTAAAGTTAAGAAAAAAGTCGCGATGAAACGTGGCGGCGGTAAAGTCATAAAATAAATGCCAACTTACGCTACAACAGCAAACTTTGATCTGTCTATTGATGATATAGCAGAAGAAGCTTTTGAACGTTGCGGTCTTCAAACTCGTAGTGGATACGACATAAAGACCGCTAGGCGTTCTATTAATTTAATGTTAGCTGAATGGGCTAACAGAGGATTAAATCTTTGGACAATTCAAAAACAAGAAAAATCTTTAGCGGCTACAACTACAGAATTATCTGGGGCAGATTTATTTGGTTCAGGAGCTGAAGCAGCTCAACAAATAATAGATATTACTGATGTCGTGATCCGTGATTCGAGTAACAATGAATATTCAACGACATCAATAAGTCGTTCTACATATTTAAATTACACTGTTAAAACAACCAGCGGAAGACCAAGTCAATACTACTTTGAGCGTACGATAAACCCAAAGCTATTTCTATATCCTGCAGCCGATACAACGTACACTCTAGTATATTATGCTCTTGTTCGGATGAAGGACTCGGGCGCTTACACAAATAATGCTGAGATTCCTTTTCGATTTCTTCCATGTTTAACTGCTGGATTAGCTTATTACATAGCAATGAAAAAAGCACCAGATAGAATTCAACTATTAAAACAAATTTATGAAGATGAATTTCAACGAGCAGCAGCTCAAGACGGTGAAAGAACAAGTTTATTTTTAACACCAAAAGTTTATTTACCGAGTGCATAATGGGGAAATACGCATCTGGTAAATTTGCTCAACGCATATCAGATAGATCTGGTATGGCATTTCCTTATAATGAAATGGTTCAAGAGTGGAATGGTTCCTGGGTTCACTACAGTGAGTTTGAACCAAAACAACCTCAACTAGAACCTTTACCAAAAGTATCAGACCCTCAATCTTTGGAGTATGCAAAACCACAAACAGCTGATTCTAGAGTTTTTGTTGGTGGTGCTACAGGACCTGTGAGTGCTGGAAGAACAGTAGTAAAACCAACAACTGGGGATGCTGCTTATGACGGAGAAGGTTTTGGATTACAAGTAAATCAATTTCAAACATTGGATATGCCAGTTACCAATTTTTATGCAAATGGGGTAGCTTATGCCTCTACACAAAAAAGCATGATGCCTTTAAGTGTACAACAACCAAATAAACCTACACAGTTGAATTCTGGCGTAGGTAATGTTACAGTGAGCACGTCATGACCGATTATTCCGATTTAACAGATAACGTAAGAAATTACACAGAAACAAGCACAAATGTTCTTTCCAATGCTGTTATTCAGCCTTTTATTGAATCTATTGAAGATAAAGTAAGAAGAACAGTAGATTTAAATTATTATAGAAAATACGACACAGCAACACTTACAATTAATAATCCCTTTTTACCACTTCCTGCTGATTGGGAAGCAACGAGATATGTACAGTTGATAGATAGTAATGATGACAGAACTTACTTGATACAAAAAGATATTTCGTTTATGAATGAATACGCACCAGATAGAACTTCTACCGCAACGCCTAAATTTTATGCAATGTGGGACCAAGACACACACTATCTTGCGCCAACCCCGAACGCTGCATTAACTGTAGAGCTCGCATACACGTACAAGCCTGCTGGTTTAACAAGTACGAATACATCAACTTGGTTAAGTCAGAATGCCCCGAACGTGCTGTTGTATGGTTGTATTATTGAAGCACTTGGATACTTGAAAGGTCCAGCAGATATGATACAATACTACGATAAAATGTATAATCAGTCTGTACAAGCATTAGCCACATATGAGATGGGGCGTGATCGTAGAGACGAATTTCGGGACGGCGTTATTCGTATCCCTCTCGAATCAAGGAACCCATAGGAGATTATTATGGCAATTACTCAAGCTGTATGTAACAGTTTTAAAGTGGAGATCCTGAAAGGCCTACACAATTTTACGGCAACGACGGGGAATACTTTTAAACTAGCATTATACGACAACGAAGCAACTTTAAGTAAATCAACAACTGCTTTCTCAGGTACTGATGAAGTAGCTAACTCAGGAACATATTCTGAGGGAGGAGGCGCACTAACATCTGTAACACCTACTTTATCTGGTGATACTGCTGTTTGTGATTTTGCTGATATTTCATTTACAAGTGCAACTATTTCAGCACAAGCTGCTGTAATTTATAACAACTCAACTGTATCTGGTTTGACAACCAATGCATCTGTTTGTGTACTAGATTTTGGTGCAGTGAAAACTTCTACTTCAGGAACATTTACAATTACGTTCCCTGCAGCTGAAGCAACAGCAGCAATTCTAAGGATCGCATAGGAGATAAATTATGGCCTCTATCCAAGGATGGGGCCGAGAAACCTGGAACTCAGGTGCTTGGAATCAACAAGCACCTGTCGAGGCTTCAGGTGAGGGTCTCACTTCTACAGTTGGAACTGTATCGCTTGTCACAACAAATATTTTTGAAGTAACAGGAAACCAACTTACATCTAGTATAGGAGATGCTACTCAAGCAAGTGAGTATGCAGCGACTGGTAACGCAGTAACATCATCGTTAGGCACAATGCCTAATCCGACGATTGTCGATAATCAATTACTGACTGGATGGAACAGAGGTGTAGGCACAACAATTCCATTAGGATGGAATGCAGCGTCATGGAACAATGGCGACTTTATTTTAACAACTAGCAATGGATTATCAGGTACAGGTTTAACTTCATCTTTAGGAGAAGAAGCTCCAGTAATTAGTGTTAATTTTACAGCTACTGGACTAGGTACTACTTCATCTGTAGGAACAGTTACAGCAATTGGTAATCAAATTACAACTCCTTCTGGTAATGCTATTACATCATCTTTAGGTACAGAGACAATAACTGGATCTTCAACACATACTCTTACAGGTATTGGTTTAACATCACAAGTAGGTGACGAGGATGCTCAAGGTGTTCGTCAGTCTGGATGGAACCGAGGAGCAAATCAAGTCACAGGTGAATTAATTGGATGGGGAGATAACCTCTGGAATATTTTAGAAACTTCATATTCTTTAACAGGTGCTCAAGCAACAACGGCTACAACATCACCTACGGTGAGTGCAAGTGTTGATCCTAGTATAACAACAGGTGTAGGATTAACTTCTGCTGCTGGAGTGATTGGCGGTTTTGCTCAAGCTAGTGGTGTTTCAGCTACCTCGTCAATAGGAACTTTTTCAATATCTGGTGATTCACAAGTAACTGTTGTTGCAGCAAGTGAACCTGAGTTAGATATCAGTATAGGAACTTCCGCTGTTGTAATCGGTAAAACAGCTTTTCCATCAGGAAATGCTATTACTTCAAGTCTTGGATCATTAAGTGTTGTAGGTACTTCTGTTGTTTCACCTTCAGGTGTTAGTTTAACTGGTAGTCTTGGCACTGAAGTTGCTTCTACAGATGTTAATGTCGTCGGTGTTGGCGGTTTTGTTACAAAAACTGTAACTGTTGTAAGCACATCTAGTGGAAATAAATATGTTGTTGATGGTATTCAACAAGATACATTAGAATTAGCAGAAGGAAATACTTACAGATTTGATCAGTCAAACTACACTAATCAAGGGCATCCATTTAGATTTAGTGAGACACCAAATGGTACGCATGCAGGAGGGTCAGAATATACAACTGGTGTTACTGTAAATGGAACTCCAGGGTATGCAGGAGCGTACACTCAAATAACAGTAGCTAGTGGTGCACCTACTTTATATTATTATTGTACTCAACATTCTGCTATGGGAGGAACGGCAAATACTCCTGCTCAAGATGCAAATCAATTTACAGCAAATGGTTTAACTATAACTGCAGCACCTGCTACAGCAACGGCTGGAGCTATAGTAAGTGTTACAGGAACCTCGTTAACTTCTAGTTTGGGAGAAGAATCACAGGAAACAAGCTATCTATTACCAGGTGTTTCTTCAACAGCGTCATCAGGCACTGTAACTATAACAGGAAGTTCTACTTTGACACTTACTGGAGTTTCTGCTACAAGTACTACAGGAACCCTACAAGGTACTTTTTGGGACCAAGTAGATGATTCTAACTCGGATATAAGTTGGACAGAAGTTCATAAAGCCGCATAAAAGTTTTGACAAACTTTAAAATAATAACTAAAACTTTAAATAGGAGATAAAAAATGGCGTCAACTTATTCAACAAGTTTGAGAATAGAGCTTCAAGGTTCGGGAGAAAATTCTGGAACTTGGGGAACTATTACCAACAACAATTTTTCACAATCTTTAGAATTTAGTATTGCTGGTGTAGTAAATGTTGCGTGCGGCGATAATGCTGTAACAACGTTAACAAACGCTGATGGTCCACAATCACAAGCTAATAACCAAGCAAGAAATGCTCACATAAGATTAACGGGTGCACATGGTGCAGTAAGAATAGCTCAATTCCCAGCTACTCAAAAAATGTATTTAATTACTAACGCAACGACTGATTCAGGATCTTCTGGTCCTTATGCAATGACTGCAAGACTTGGAGCTTCAGGTAATACACTTTCAATAGCTAACGGCACGACTCGTCTTGTTTCTACAGATGGTACAAACTGGTATGATGTTTTTTCTTCAGGCGGATCATATGATCTTAATGGTCAAGATTTAGTTTTAGATACTGATGGAGACACTAAAATAATTTCATCAACTGATGATAGAATTGAATTTTCTATTGCAGGTACAGGTGTTGGTAACTTTACAAATTCATCTAGTGATTTTGTAATTACTTCAGCTGTACAAGATAAAGATATTATATTTAAAGGCGATGATAATGCTAGTGCTATAACTGCTTTAACTTTAGACATGTCTGAAGCAGGAGCTGCTACATTTAACGCTGGTGTGACTGCAACAACAGGAACATTCAGTGGTGTCGTAGATGCTGATGCAGGTGTTACTATCGACAATATTACAATTGATGGCACAGAGATTGATTTATCATCTGGCGATTTAACTTTAGATGTTGCTGGTGATATTATATTAGATGCTGATGGTGGCGATGTAATATTTAAAGATGACGGCACGGCTATTGGTAGAATAAAAAATTCATCTAGTGATTTAGTATTAGCAGCAAATGTACAAGATAAAGATATTAAATTGGAAGGTAATGATGGTGGTGGTATAATTAACGCTTTAGTTTTAGATATGTCAGCTGCTGGTGCAGCAACTTTCAATAATGATGTAACAGCTTTCTCCGATAAAAGACTTAAAACAGATGTAAAAAATATTGATAATGCATTATCTAAAGTAATGAAAATGCAAGGTGTCTACTATAAAAGAAATGATATAGATGATGCTAGAGAACAAGTTGGAGTATTAGCTCAAGATATGGAAGAGGTTTTACCTCAAGTTGTATTAACAGCCGATGACGAACTTAAAACAAAATCTGTTGATTATGGAAAAATATGTTCTGTTTTGATAGAAGCAATTAAGGATTTAAAGCAACAGGTTGATGAATTAAAGGGTAATTAAAAATGACTTTACCTTCAGGTACTATTTCACTTTCTCAAGTTAATACTGAATTAGATATTTCACCTTCTAGTACTACTATAAATATGGGTGCTACTGCTGTTAGAACATTAGCAGAGACTCCTTCTGGTGCAATTGCAATGTCTGATTTACAAGGACAGTCTAACGCACAGTTTGTAACAGCAACTGGTGGAACTATTTCTACTTCTGGTGATTTCAAAATTCATACTTTTAATTCTTCAGGAACTTTTTCAGTATCACAAGCAGGTAATGCTGCAGGTTCAACTTCAGTAGAATATTTAATTGTTGCTGGAGGTGGATCTGGTGGATCTGGATATGGTGGTGCTGGTGGAGCAGGTGGATTTAGAATTAATTTTCCTCAACCCGCAACTGGTGGTACTTCTGTATCTGCACAAGATTATCCTATTACTATAGGTGCTGGTGGAGCAGGATCTTCTCCTCCTGGTTACTACAAAGGCAATAATGGAAACCCTAGTTCTGCTTTTAGTGTCACTTCTACTGCTGGTGGTTTTGGTGCAGGAGTTGATATACCTGTTAAAAATGGTGGACCTGGCGGATCTGGTGGAGGTAAATCTCAACCTAGTGGATCTGTTGGTAATGGAAATACTCCCCCTGTTTCTCCTCCTCAAGGAAATCCTGGTGGACAAGGAAATGTTCAAGGAAACCAAGGTGCTGGTGGCGGAGGCGGTGGAGCCAATGCTTCTGGTGGAAATGGTAGAGGTGGTAATTCAGGCCCTGGTGCTGGCGGATCTGGTGGAGCTGGTACATCAACAAATATTTCAGGCTCTTCTGTAGCTTACGCTGGTGGCGGAGGCGGTGGTTATTGGGCTCACTATGGTCAAGGTAGTTCTGCCCCTGGTGGGACTGGTGGCGGCGGTAGTACAGGTGCTGCTGGAACTGCAAACAGAGGCGGCGGATCTGGTGGAGGTGCTGTATCTAGTATAGGTGGTAGAAGTGGATCTGGTGGATCTGGAGTTGTAATTGTAAGGTATAAGTTTCAATAGTATGGCACATTTTGCAAAATTAAATGATAGTAATGTAGTAGTTAGTTGCGAGGTTGTAGCTGATTCAGATACTCAAGACGAAAACGGAAACGAATCCGAAGCTATAGGAATTGCTTTTTTAACAGAAGTACACGGTTATACAAATTGGAAAAAGTTTTCTAGAAACACCTTAGGTGGAAAATATTATAATGTTGATTCTGAAGGTAATTGGACTTCTGAAGGCGATCAATCAAAAGCATTTAGAAAAAACCCTGCATCAACTGGTTATACATATGATCCAGGCAGAGATGCTTTTATCCCACCAAAACCTTTTGACTCTCACGTTTTAAATGAAACAACTTGTACTTGGGATTGTCCCGTAGCTCCTCCAACAGTAACATCTGAAGGCGGAATAAATTACTTAATCAGTTGGGATGAAGCAAATCTTAGATGGGTAAGAGCGGATGACAATAAAAAATGGAACCCAGAAACATCTGCGTGGATAGACATTTAGAAATAATTAAACCTTACAATGTTTTTGAAAAGCATGTTCTTTCAGAAGAATTTGTTTCAGTTCATACTGTTTCTAAAAATTTATTAATTGATAATAAAAAAATAACAAATCACATAAAACAAGCTAAGAAAAAAGGAGAGAGATGGCGTCCTGAAGTTTGGTATTCTGATAATAATTATTTTAAAATAGACTTACATAAACATATAACTTGGTTAAATGATTACATAAGAGACACTTACAGTACAGAAATTAAAGATCATTTAACTTTAATTTCAAATCATATTTCAGGTATATATCTTGAAAAAAATGAAAGTATAGGATCACATAATCATATTGACGAATGGGACTATGAAAACTCTCCTGATATATCTGTTATATATTGTGCAGACACAGGAAAAGAACCTTGCGATATTATATTTGAACATGAATACGGAAGACATAAAAAAAGAAGATGGGCTGTTTTTTTAGAAAAAGGTAAGTGTGTTATTTTTCCGTCTTATATTAATTTTTTTATTACTCAAAATATTAATGAAAAACCTTTTGTCGGATTATCTTATAGATATCAATTATCTAATAAAAGTTAAGTTTACCTTCATCTAATCCTAAAGACCCTTCAATAAAAACATTAAATGCTAGGCTATATCTTTTTTCTGTAGATTTATTTTTTTGAACACTGTGTGAAACAAACGAAGGAAATATTACTAATAGACCATCTTCTGGTTCAATTTGAAATTCACGAGCTGTTGCTTCAGTTGTTTCTTTATAATCTAATTCAGTAGTCAAAAAACTTACATTTGGAATCATAGGGTTTTGATGAAAGGTTAAATTACCACCGTTTTTAGGTTGATGTATGTAATACACTCCACTAAACATTGAATTTGAATGATGATGTTTATGAGCCCAGTCGTTTGAATTATGTTCATTAATCCAAGAAGTAGTAATTTTAAATTTAATATTATCGCTAGTTTTTAAATAATCTTTTGTGTATTTATTAATTTGTTGAATAATTAATTTTTGAAAATTAATTGGCAGTTTAGTTATTATTTTTTTATCAATCGTGTAAGAACCGTTTCCTGAAGGCATTTTTTCGTAATCAAATTTTTTAATTAACTTTTTAAAATTATCAGGTACTTTGATTAAGTTCATGTAAATAGGAGTGGGCCATAGATTTTTAATTATGTATTTTGATTCATTATTTTTAACACCCACTGCTCCAGCAATTACATATCTATAACTATCTTGATTACCTATTTCTGGTTGATGTGGTATATTTGAATTAAAAAAAAGCCATTTAAATTTTTTTGGTTTTGTTATTGTAAAACAATTATCAGTATTAAATTCTGTACCTAATAGCGTTTCATCTAAATACATAATAAAAGATATTTCTTTTATATCTTTGTTAAAATTATGAGTATGCCAAGTTTCTTCATTACTACCTTTATTTTTTAAGGCCCAACATTTTAAATATGATATATCTAAATATGTGTTATTTAAATACTTATGTAATTTATCGTACATATCTTCTCTAAGCATGGACAATACAGAATCATTTGTGTCTAGCAAATCAGCGTTTGATTGTTCTTTAGGGTGATTACAATTAGGATATTGATTACAACATCTATGTTTCACAATATAATTATCTATGTAAGATTTTAAATAATCTAAAATAGATTGATCAATTTTATTATCTACATCATAAAAACTAATCATTAATAATTAAAGTTTATTACGACTCTTCTTTTTTGATCCGTGCAAGAAGAACCTGTGTGCCTTGTATTACAATCAAACTCAACAAATCTATTTTTTTTACTCTTAATTTTTACGCCATTTTCTAATCTTGTATAACCATTACAAGTATTTAAATAAAAAACACCTGTTTTACCTTTCATGTTTCTTCTGTCTGTATGCATACCGTGTTCAATTATCTTGTTAGTTTTAGTTGATAAATTAGCTTTTACTCTATGAAAATTTTTTATTTTTAATTTTAAAGCAAAAGGCTCTAATAAATTCATCATAAATTCATCACAGTTTGGTTCACCACCAGGATGAACAAAACCATACACAAATTGAAAATGATCATCACCTTTAATGTTTACATGATCATTAAAATACCAAGGCATGTAAGCGGACATAACTTTATCTTCTAATTTTTCTAAATTACTTTTATCTAAAAAATTATCAATTACCTTATGCTCTACGTTCATGTTAACATCAAAAATTGTACCTGTTCCAACGTCGTACTCTACAGTCATATTAAAGCCTCTTTACTATTTCCCGATCTAATAAATATTTTGTCATCAGTTTTATTTTCTGAAAAAAGACAGTTAGTTAATACACAATACATTTTTGAATTTGTTTCATTATGTAATTCTGATTCTTTTAAAATTTGTAACGTTCCTTCTTTAAGACCAAAAGCTTTTTTAATAATAAACAAAACATTACCTGGTGTAATAGTAATTTTAGTTTTCTTTTCTATTTTTAAAAACGTTTGTTTATCATAAAAAACTTCAATACCTGGATGATTAGATTTTTCATATTTTCTTGTTTTCAAAAAGTTAAATTTTTCTTCAAGTTCATTCACTTTCATAACCTTTAATTATTTTATCAAAGTATATATTAAAAGAAATTATTGTTTTTCTTTTGTGTGATTTGTTTTTAGGAGCTCTGTGAATAACAAAACTAGGGAATATAACAAAATCTCCTTCTTGTACATTTAAGTCAATTACATTATTCATGTTAGAAGGATCAACAATTTGAGTTTTAGGAGATTCTTTTGGCATTTCTAAATAATATACTCCAGTATAATTACCACTATGAACGTGCCAACCGTGTTTACCATTTTCAAGATATTGTTGATACCATAAAAAAGGTAAAGTAAAATTTTCAAAACCTAATGGCTTTATCATTGTATAAATCTGTGTGTTTAAAAAAGGTAAAAATTGTTTTACCCACGGTCTCTCAAAATCTTTATTTTTATGCCAATCTAATTTATGAATATTATCACTGTAGTATTGATCATTAGCCTCTAATTTTTCATGGGCAGAAGTATCTATATTTAATAAAAGTTTTCCTTTTATTTTATTGTGATCATTAAATTTAGCTATTACATAAGGAACAGATAAATTATTAATTATTGTTTTAAACATCAGCAGAATAAAAAAAATGAGTAATGGTATATCGTCCATCTCCCATTTCTTTTAATTTTTTTGTTTTAATAGGTAATACTTCATGAAGATAATAACACGGAAACATTAACATTCTATTGTGCTTTACATTAATTTTATAGTCTGGCTCTGTAAATTTTAAATCACCGCCTTTAAATTTTTTTGGTTCACGATAAAACCATATAAGAGAAGTCCATTGAAATTTATCATAATGAGGTTTGTAGTAATCATTATTTTCATAATAAGAAATTATAGTTGTGTCGTAGTCGCTGCCAAAAAAACTTCTACACTGCGGTGTCATGTGTTGCATTATTTCATGAAATTTAGGTGTCCTAAATAAATCTGTTTTTTGCATTATTGTTGAATAAGTTTTACCTTCCTCTGTATAGATTCTACCGAGATACCATCTATATGATTTGCCTTTGGAAGTTCCATCTTCATTACGGGCAACAATTGTATTTTCTGCTCTTAATTGATTTTGTTTATTTTTAGTAGATAAAAAGTCTAACTCAGACCAAATAGATTTTTCTGTTTCTTCATCATACCAATTGTCAATAACAAGAAAAGGAAAGGGTTGATCTCCCCCAATTTGAACTACCCAATTTTTCATTGTTTTTTAAATTCTGCAGGTAATCCTAAAAAAGGTCTTGTATCAAATAAGTTTGGTTCTTCTAATGCACCGCTAGTGCTATTGTAATGCAAAAAAACTTGGCAACAATCTTTTCCTGCAAAACTTTCTCTCCAATGCTCTAGGTCACATCCGCTGTAAGCTAACATATCTCCAGGTTTTAAAATTATTTTTTTACCTTTATTGCCTTCGTTTCCTGTTGGGTCTAAATAAATTGGCCATTCATCTCCTCCTAAATTAAGAGTACATGAAATTTCACAAGAAGGTCTGTCTTTATGTCTATGAAGAATATCGCCAAATTTATAAATTCTAGCATAACTATAAGTTGGTATAAGATTTAAATTAGTTACATGCATCATTTTTGGTAAAACTCTTTCTAATAAAGTTTCCATAACCATGTCTGCATAATGACTATATGTGTTTGGTATTTGATCATCTTTCCATGTTCCCCAAGTTTGATCAAAAGGAGAAATAAATTTACTTTCTTGTAAATGTTGTGCAACCTTTCTTTTATTACTAAAATACGCAAAACAAAAACTTGCTAATTCGTTTGTTATTGCTTTTTTAACAACTTCGTATTTATTTTTCTCAAAACTCATATACTCTCCTATTTAAATAAATTACCTGCACTCCAACACACTAATGAATATCGTGTCCCTTTTGTTACTGGAACAACTCTATGCCAAACAAAAGAAGGAAAAAATATCATTGTCCCTTTTTGTTTAAGTTTAATATTAATTATTTTATTTTCTTTTGGATTAGGTATACAAATTTGAAAATCACCACCTTCATATTCATTATCATTAGCTAAAATTAAACTAGCAGATATTTTTCTTATCAAACCATTATCATCAGCATCTCCTGAATCCGTATGCCAATCATAATGTTGTTTTTGTGTGCCTTCATATTTTGTAAATTGAAAAGATTCTGTCATGCTCCACTGAAAATTCCAACCCGCTTGTGCATTTACTTGATGAATTATTGGTTGAATTTCTCTGTACATCCAATTATCGCTCATCCAAGTAACTTTAGATTTTCTTGTTTTTTCTAATTTTTTTTTATCATAATCACTTAGGTTATTTGTGTCGTATCCCCATGTTGTTGCAACCTGTTCTTTTAAATATTTACCATATTCAATAACATGATCACAGAATCTATCTGTAACTGCATTTTCTAAAATAAAATAATTATTTCTTAAATTCATTCTTTTTTCTGCCTCTTTCATAACACTAATTCTCTGTCAAGAAAACAATTTTAAAAAGATTACTTGATATATTCTGTACACATGTTTAAATTAGATCTCACCCAAAAATTACAAATCAAGGAGATATTATGGAAAATCAAGAAGTATTGAAGGCTATAGCTACCCTTGCTGATAAGGTGAGTCGTTACCACGAACGTTTATTAGCAGTGGAAAGAGACAATGAAAGACTACAACAAGAATTATTAGAACACAAAAAAAGTTCTCACATACATACAATTCAAGGTAAACCAAATAACTCCAATGCAACTGTTATGGTAACAGGCTTAGATTCTGATATGGAATGTGAAGCGTGTAGCGCTTAATTACTCAGGAGTTTCACCTAACATATCTGCTAAAGAAGGGGCGAATATTTTTACGTCTCTTCTAATTTTTTCAGCAGTTGTAGATGTTCCTGGATTATCAACATCAGCTTGAGCTGCAGACTCTGATTCATATTCAGCACCTGTATCAGCATGAGTAATTGTTGTTTCAGTTTTTACCTTATAATGTGGAATTCTTCTTCCATCTTCAGTCGTAATGTGACCTAGTAATTCAGCAGGTTCAACTATCGGCATCTTCGTTTCTCCAATTTATGTTAAAACTGATGATAACTCTATCTTCATCAGAATTATTTGTTTGTACTTCATGTTGTAA